CAACATGTGCCATTTGTCCTTGTTTGTTTAATAGGCGATGATAATACCATATTATTTTCGGGATTTACGGTTACTGTTGACCTACCTACCGTTTGAATATTGTTATTATAACCAGTGATAAAATCGGCTAAAGCAAGACCAATAAAAATATGCCCATTTTGATTAGGATGGATTCCGTCATCAGCAAAAAAAGTATAATTATGCATGGACTTATCAATGTCAGTGATATAATAGCCACCTCTCGGAGTAAACTCACGTTGGTAACGATACAAAACGGCATTTAGTGATGGGTAATCGGGCGAATATGTTGACCAACCAATCATTCCACATCCGTATTTCGCATTTTCAAATGAATTTTTCACAATGCTAATGCATGAAACAATACCATTTGTGATTTCACTAGCAGAATGTGTTCGGTCATTAAAACCACCAACGAACAATACATCAGTTACTTTATCACGGTCGATTTTACTCATTTCATTTGCAACTTTGCTAATCAATCCCGCAAAAGTATTTCCATTATCACCAGTATTAGCAAAACCTGCACCACTCTCACTCTCGTTTTTAATAGGTACCCCTGTATATTGACTTGCAAAAGTGGTATAAGGTGTATACTGATTGCCTGCTTGGTCCCATCCTTTGCCATAGCTGTCGCCGATCACGATAATATTTCTATTTACTATGAGATCGACTTTATCGTAAAGTGCTTCTGTCTGCTTTCTGTATTGTTCTACTTGTGCATTGTAGTTTCCCGTCACAACCCAAAAATCTGTGTTGTCGATTTCAGTTCCTACTGGTACATTTTTAGTAGACGTATAACTTGTTCCTGCATATGTGACAATGGATAAGCTATCATAACTCCTATTTTTATCCCATTCTCCTACAAGAATAGGAACATATCTGTTACCAATGTAAATATTATTTTCGTTCATTTTCGTTATTCTCCTTCCTTAATAAAAAACAAAGTGTGTTTTTAAAGTTATCTTCTTTGTATCTTTTTGCAATTTCTTCTTTTGTCAAAACTTCATTGAAGTTTTTAATATTTAAGTGTAAGATGTCCATACAAATCTCCCTCTTGAATAGTATCAAATGTTATTTCATCCCATGACTTCGGAATATATGCAACAAAATACCCAGTGTTTGAAAGTCCGAAATATACCTGTTTAACGCATTCTCCCACATAATCAAGTACAAGTTTTTTGATAAAATCCGTGTTAAAATCAGCAATCCATTTTTCAACATCAGCAATTGTTTTTTTTAACACTGTTACATCTTCTGACAAGTCATCCATTTCTTGCATTAACTTTTTCATTTCATCACAAAGCTTGCAAAGAACTTCATAATAACTAAGGCTTTCATCATACACTAACGGTAGAACCTTTTGACACCAGTAATGAGTAAAAGAAAAATTATTCATGCGTTCACCCCCTTTCATAATGTTTCACGTGAAACATTACCATAATTTTATAAACAAGTCATTGAGATCATCAATAACAAGCATATCAATGTTTAGAAAAGTAGCACGATATTTTTCTAATAATTCTGAACCACTCACACCCGAAAGTCCTACATTTGTAGCAATATAATTTTCAAGCGTGTTTTTTTCTGCGTTTTCATTTGTTGATTGGTTTGCTTGCACTTTTTCATTAGCGTTTTCGGAAACGTTTGAAACATTAGCGTCAGTCCTATCAACACTCCCACTGCTTTCTATTTTATCCGTGCCACTTTTAGCGTCTGTCAAGTCCTTTTCGTTGCGTGTGAATTTTGACAAATAAGTGTTATTTTTAACGTTTGATAATGTACCCTGCGGTGTATCTGATTCTGACGTATCATCTGTTCCGCTCGTTGCAACTTTAGAATCATAAATCTGTTTATTATCTTCTGTTGTTTTTGATGAACTTGTAGTAGCTTCATTTGATTCTTTTGAAACGTTATTAATGCGTTCATTCATAGTAGCTTGCGCTGTTTGTGCATTAGAAGTAGTGTTGTCATCACGAGTAGAAGCTTGTGAAGTGCTAACATTTACAAGTGGGTTAAAAGTGAGTTTTTGCGATTCGTAAAATTGGTTATAATATGGCATGATCTCACACATTTTCTGATTGAGTTTTAATAGCCACAACCCTACTGTTTCAAACCCTATTTCTCTTGTATAAAAATGTTTTAATATTTTAGTTTCTAAAACACTTCTGTAACTTTCATCAAAAATAGGATATTTCTCAAAAATAGAATGTCGTGCTTTTTCTACAATATCATCAACTTTTGTAAAACCTTGTGATTCATCAAGCCCTGCAAATCGTTCGCATATAAAACGTACTTCTGTTGTGTATTTACTCATTCGAACCACCCCCCGGTATCTTGCATTTCTTCACTATATTCATTTTGCCTGTCATAGTCTGTAAATTCTACAGAAATATTAGTGCCAAACATTGCATTTATTTTTTCACACGCTTCTTTCCTAGCTTTCAATCTTGAAAAACGTGAAGCAATAGAACCTGCGTTCATTTGTTGCACCTCATCACGCACAAGTCTTTCTTTTTTTTGAACTTGAATATTTTGAATACCTAAAAAAGTGAGTGCTTCGTTGTATAAATCTGTTTTATATTTAAATAGTTTGTCTACAACAAAAGGAGCGTCAGTTTTTAAACATTCAAGACTATTAACATTAAAATCTTTATCAGCAAATATAAAAGGCTGGTTACCATCGTATTCTTTGTAAAGATTCAATAATGTAAGTCTTTCGTTTTCACTACATTTTACTAGTACAGGTGTTTTCTGTGCTTTTAGATTTGTCATAATTATACGGTCAACTTCGTATAACTTATAAGCATAGTTTTCTATAAACCCTATAAGGTTTGTTCGTAATAAATCATTGTAGCATATCACGCTATCGTCTATCGTGCATTTATTTGTATATCCGTTGTCAGCATATACGAAACGTAAAGTCGGGTTTCTGTACACGTCAAAACCCCCACCAAACGAACATTTTAAAGATAGTATTTTTTCGCTAACGTCATCCTTAAAAAAGCAAATGCTACCATTTACGCACAGCATAATCTCAATAAATCTTTCCTCACAGCTAGCAGGCAAGTTATTCCATTTGAAAACAGAAATTGCTAAATTCAAAAGATTCTTTTTATAATCTTCGAAAGTCCACATGTTAGCAATGAGCGACTGCTCAAATTGACGCATTTTTCTTTTACGCAATTTTTTCACTCCTCTCTTTTTATGCAGGTGAATTGTCTAAGCCAAAATTGCCTATTTCGTTAGCCTTTTTCCAAAAAGTTATTCCAGTATCAAAAGCTTTGCATATTTCGGCTAAATTTTCAACTGGACACGCACCTACAACATTAGCATTTTGTGTTTTCACAAAATTCCAATGTGGGCGACTAGATATATTCGGCTTTTTTATTCTGTTAGTGGCATATCCGTAACAAGTAAAATAGTCATCTATTTGTTTAGCATATTCCTTTGTCACTTGCATTTTTTTAAAATAAAATCCCATACTTCTACTCGCAAGATCAATATTCCCGCTATTCAAACCGCGTACTTGGTCGGGTGTAGCTTGTGCTGTTATGCTACTGTTTAAAGTGTTAGTCAATCCTATAGCACCCCCAACGATTGCAACAGGATTCCCGGTCACAATGCCGAATCCAGTCGTAACAGCTGAAGAAATGGCAGATATATATTGAGTTGTGCTATTCTGAGCCAACCAGTTTGCATATCCGTCTACTGTGTATGGCATTTGTGGGAAGTTTTGCAAAGTTATACGCTCATTATAGTTATACAGTCCAGTACCGCTACCATTATAACCTACTGGCGCAAGTGCTATCTGTGCGTTCGGTGACACAACACAAGCAATTTTTTGGAATTTTACACCATCTTCAAAATATTCGTATCTGTAATGTGCAATACTTGATAAACTGTCAACATCAAGATAATTAAAAGGATATGTTAAAAGTTTGTTATCAAAATTATTTGGGCGTTGTTTAGATATATCACCCGATAAAAAAACACCACTCCCGAACGTTACAAACTCTCCTGCTACCATGATAATACTTTGTACATTTTGAATTTCTTTTTGTGCAACAAAAGTATGTAAATCGCCTTGCAATTTATCAATGTCATTAGGCAGTGTGTATTCTATAACATTACATGGACACACGCACCCTTGGAACTCTCCTGCGTCGTGCCATTTACCCAGCGGATTAACATTTGATCTTTCAGACGTACAAAAAAGCAACGCTGTGTTGATATTAAATGTGTCTGATTCGATATCCGAACATATTATATTACCTATGTCTACTTGCTCACTCACGAGATTATCACCAACTTTATCAGTTAAGCTGTGTTCTCGTACAACATATGACTGTTTGATGTCGCATTGCAAAAGATAACTTTGTATACTGTCGATTGAATAAGTTATTTCGCAACACGTGTCAGACACATATTCCACTTTTTCAACAAAAGCATAAAACCATTTTTGACCATAACTTGAATTTTGAAAAGCTAAATAACAAGCATTATATAAGCTATCAGCTACAGCATTAACTCTAATCGTATTTTTATTAACTCTTTGATAAGAGTTATTTTGAAAAGTAGCAATCGGTATTTTTGTTGCATGAAAAAAAGAGTTTTGACTTGCTACGCTGTCAAAGTATAGTGTATTCTTATAACTTTTGTCAAGTGCTAAATCTGTGTACACTTTGATTAAAGTGTTAGGTTGCACACTCATATTCTTTCACTCCTTTTTTAAATATGTTTCACGTGAAACATATAGCCACAAATTGGTATCACGTGAAACATAACATTTTTTTAAGAAATAGTAATATCACACTTCGCAGTCTTTGACGAATCCAAAACGCTTGTTGCTGTCACTTCAACTGTACCAGTTGCACCCTCTAACACTTCAACCATACCAGTCGACGATACTGTTACTTTTTCATTATCAGACTTCCATGTGACGGACTGACTAGCAAAGTTTTCCGTTTCAACATTTGCGTTAAGTTGTAACCTTGCCCCTACTGACAATGTAGCTGACGTAGGAGATACGGTAACAGATGTTACAACAGGCACACCACTTACGAACGTTACAGCATTTGAAAAAGGTGACGTTGAAAAGATTTTCCAAACGTGATAGAAATGATTGTAATACAGCCCCTGCTGATTATAGATAGTATCCATGTTCGTGTAATTGTCATAGATCTGAAAAAATGACTTATCGACTAAAAGGGCAGGAATCTCCGAAAGTGCTTTCATTTCATCATTCGAGATATCTTCATATAAAGAACCTAATAACTCTTTCATTCTTTCAACGTCAATATCTCCAAAGTCATCAATCAAGATCCTATGTGCAAGATAATCCACTTTACTCATATTGAAAGCCCACGCTAAAACATCAACGCTCATTTCTGCTTCAAAGTCTGTAGAAATCAAAATATACTGTTCATCTAAGTTAGTGACGGTCTTAACGCCCATCAAATTGAATTTATCTTTCATAAAAGTAAAGTCATTTGATGTTTTTCTTAAAACTTTCGCCACTTTCGTCGTTGTGTCTTTGTCAACTGGCTTCACGATTGTTTCGGTTTTGATAAGACCTTTTAAAATCAAATGTGCAAGCATATATTTAGTTGTAGTAAACTCGTCATACTGTTCGGCTGTAACCATGCTTTCAATGATTCTAGAAAGTAAGTCGTTCACACCGGCATAACTCAAAAATGCTTGTCGAAGAGTAACGTCTTCGGTTGTCCGCTTGTAAAAAGTTTTAAAGTTTACAACGTGAAAAGCTGTTCGAATGTCAGGTGTTTCACGTTTGAATACTTCGCTCGTAGCTGTGTCTACGTCATATTTAAACGGTTTTGCAATATTTACGAAAATTTCTTCGATTGTCTCGCCATAATCCATTTTTCCCTTTTTGAAAATTGATAAAGGATTCTTGTAAGATTTTGATGTAGTGATAACATAACCAATCCTATTGACAAGGGTTTGCAAAAACTCATTTTTCAATGTTACGTTATCCATTAAAATATTACCAATTTTTTTGATATCGTCACCGTCCAAAAGAACTGGCACGTAGTTTTTGTAATTCTGTGAAGCACTTTCACGAATTGCGTTTAATATCTCTCGTGTCGTGCTAGTTGCAACTTTAGGATTTTTTACAGGTGCTGTTGGCATTTTAATCTTCCCCCTTTTTATCTTCTTTTAACAAGTCGTCAAGTGATGGAATATCTTCCTCTTCTTCCTCTTCTTCCTCTTCTTCGTATTCTTTGTCTTTGACTTTTCCCGAAAATCTAGCAATATACTTTTCTCGCCATTTTTGTTCGGTTTCGGAAACAGCGTTGTCAATATCTTCCTGCGTAAAACCATTTTCAGATGATACGCTATCAGTAATATCTTCTAATAACTCAATTACTGCGTCATCAGTTCTATCACCAATAAATTCTTTTACTTTTTCAACAATCTCTTCTGCACTTTTTACCGCCATTTTTTAACCCCCTTTAAATTTTTGATAATAAACCATGTCACAGCACTTGCCACTTTTTCAATGTCTTTTGTCAACGCTTTGCAGTCGCTCTTGTTATCGCAAAAACCTAATTCAATCAAAAACGTTGGAGCGTTAAACCTGTTCATAATGTAAAGAGTTGTACGCTTGACGTTTCCACGTTTTTTAATACTAATCTTTTTCATTGATGAAAAATATTTTCGTGAATTTGGCTTTTTAAAGTTGTAAAGCACTTCTGTTCCAAAAGCTTTTTTGTTGAAGCAATTCAAATGTAAAGATATGTTGATTTTTTTTAAGCAGTTATTTTCTCTTTCTTTTAATGTTGTGAGAACGTCAATAGCGCCGTCTGCATTTTCAACCGTTATATCATTGAATGTAATTTTGTGCTTTTTTAACTTCTGTTTTACTACTTGCAACACTCTACGAGCGTACTCGCTTTCGTCTAAAATCCCGACAGCACCACACCCCTTTTTTTTAGGTGTATTGTGTCCCGCATGAATAGTAATATCATACTTTTCCTTTCTCATTTTTTATCACTCCTTTTTTTCAAGATTATCGGATAACTTCTGAATAGCTATAGTATTAGCATTTAAAGCTTCCACGAAGCTGTCTGTCTCCGATTTGTGCTTTTCCGTCAAGTCTTTGATATACCACAGAAGCATTAAGCAAAGTGCTATCGGGAACCCAAGTGTTGTAATGATCGTAGTAACGTCCTTTACCATTTTTTTTCACCACCTTTTTATAAAATGTTTCACGTGAAACATTCTTTTTTATTTTTATATAAATGAACTCTTTTAAGCGTTCAAAAATATCTTTTTAATTGCGTATATCACTTTTACTAAAAAAATAATATACGCAATATATCCACACGAAAGTCGTTGTTTTTGCCTAACTGGACAATCAAGCCATATTGAAAGTCGTATTTTTCAACGTTCCTAATACTTATCAATATCAAACAACAGAATAACTTCCGTTGATACCTTAACTAAGCATATCAATTACAGCTTTTTTTGCAATTAAATCTTTAAATCGAAATAAACCACGTTCAAAGATCCCCTTTAAAGATAATATCATAAATCTTGTATTTTTGTCAAGGATAAAATCTATATCGTGCAAATCTTTAGAAGTCACTAACCGTATTGGGTAATCTATATCTACGCTGTCGTCAACATAATATATATTTTTTTCATAAAAATATCTTATGCAATACAATGCATTCTCTGTTTTGATTGTGCAAATATATCTATTTTTGCCTGTCATTTGTTCTATAAAAATTTTGTCATCCAAATACACGTTTTCATTTGCAAATGAAAGGTAAGAATTATTAGAAAATGCTTTATTAAATATAGAATTTTCTTGTGCTGATCTTGCTGATTCGTTTGTTATTCGTTCTAACACCCACCCATTACCACGTATATATTTAGCATTTTTTTTTATTCTGCTTGATATACCTAATTCTACAAAATACGGATTGATTAGACTACATGAGTTTGAACAAAGTATAAACCTAACACTTCTACTTTGTGTTCCGTTACCTCTGCCGATTGAGGTTTTTAAAGATAAAAAATTTTTTATTTCATTTTGTAAATAGGTGTTGCTTTCCGTCTGAAACTCATCAAACAAAACGCTACATACACTAGAAAAAAGATTGCTGAATTTTTTTAATGCGTCTACGTTTTTTAGCTGAAAAATATAACCACATTTAGCCCATTCGTCAGAACCTTTTTTCCTTATAAATAATGTAGAAAAAAGCAAATCTTTTTGATTCTTTTGAGATACTTCATAATCTTCATAGTACAGTTTTTCGACTGACGAAAAAGCTCCCTGCCAATAGTCGTATATTTCGTTTTTATTGCGTACAATAAACCCAAACATTTCTTTTTTCTTAAAGAATCTTTTTATCATAAAATGCGTGTAATATGTAGTTTTTCCTGCACTTCTATTTGTATTTGATATTAAAATTTCGGGTTTGTTTTTGTTGATGTCAAGCATATTTAAAAGTTTATTGCCATTATAATATTTTTCATTGCTCATTTTTTTTTTTTCACCTCTTTTTTATCTTATCATTTTGTATATTTTTTGTCAATACCTTTCATGCATTTCATAATCGCCTTTTACTAAAAGTACACCGCCCTCAATTCTTTTTTGAAAAAGCTTTGACGGTACTTTCAAACCAACATTAAAATCATAAATACATCTCTTTTTACTAATAAATTTCTTTTCATTATAATCTATTTTTCCTAATTTTTCGATATCTTCTTTTTTATGCGTCATGGAAGCTATAAAAAGATTTTTACAACGATCGGGCATACCTGCACACTTTACGTTAAAATAAGGCTCACATTTTTTTTCGTCTTTATGCGTGCAATATTCTATATAAGTTTTCGCTCGCACAAAATATCCATCAATCCATCTGTTTTCTATTTTCCATGCATTAAAATCAGAATCATGTATTCGAATCCCTTTTATAACATCCCCCTCACAATGAATACTATCGGTATCTGCATAAACAAAGCTATCATAGTTAGCTTGTGCTGATCTGATTTCAAAATCTCTAGCGTAGCTTGTTACTGCCGAACCACACGCTATATAACCACAGCGTTTTTTATTTTCGGCTACCGTTTCAAACTGTACACTTTTTGTTTCATCATCTAGATAAGCTATTTTATATGAACTATCTTTACCAGTCGCTAGCTTCCCATACAAATTATTAAGATAAAGCTTTGCAAGTGTTCTAATTGCACCTGTGCTATTCATTTTTATCTTTTTATATTTATTGATATAAGAATCAAAAATACCTTTCATTGTATAAAACCAACAACCGTCTAATATCTCAAAGTCGTACACTTTGTAATATTCTAAAAAGCGTTTATAATCCGTGCAAGTCATAGTCATTATAACAAATGTATCTTTTACTTTACCTGTCTCTTTTTCTCTATAATATCTAGTGTATTTTTTTGACTTTCTGTCATAAAAATCGCTAGTAGTTAGCATATCTGTACTTCTATAAATGTAGCTATCTTTAACCTGTACAAAAGGTAAATGATTATTTTTTAATTTAAAACGACATTTAAAACGCACAAAAAAATATCTATCTTTTCGCTGTGCTTCTTCGGGTATCATGTTACCAATCCAAAAAGTTGGAACACCGATTGGATAAGCGTTACCACTATCGGAGTGCATGACTGACGGATAAAGAGAATTAACATCGGCAGTCAATCCTTTTTTAATAACCTTATTTGCTTTTTTTGTATTTACATAAACCCACCCACCGCGGTATGATTTATGTATATATTCATATGCGGTTTCAAAATCTTCTAACGGTGTTTTAATTTCATCAAGTTGTGGAAACATTCTATCATAAGTCATAAAAGGGTCGAACTCTATATTTTTAAATTCATTCATACAGCAAGCACCTATTGTTAATTTTAAATGGTTTTGATTAACCATAATTTCTATGGCTTCTTTTAAGCACAAAACGTCATTTACAATATATCGCCGTTCTTCTTCTGTTATTTCGCAATTTGGTGCAAAATGATTTTTATAGTCCATTTCTAGCTTTTTATGCTTAGTGTCAAAACTTTTTCCGATCTCTGCTAATGAAAAAGGTAATAGCTTTAAGCTGTCTCTAAACTCAATGATGTGATCATTTATTTTAAGCTTCAAACTATACCATTGCACCATTTTATTAGAGATCAAATAAGTGTATTCTCCATTTTGCAATTCTTTGTCTTTTTTGAAAACTGGAATAGCTTTGCCATCTTCTGAAAACTCGTAACGTATACCCTGTTTATATTTTTTAAAATGTGATAATAAATAGTACATTATAAAGTTTCCATCAAACTTTAGATTGTGGTAATAAACTATAATGTTTTTTGTTTTCGCTTCTCTTTCAAAATATTGCATACCATCTATAATATTACCAAAAATCAGTGGTATATCTTCAAAGATTCGACAAACGCAACAACTCCATACTTCTGTTTTTTGCTGACCCTCATAAACTGTAGTTTCAAAATCTGCAACATAAATATTCTTTTTAATAACTTTCATAACATCATGCTTTCTAACTTATTTATTGTTTTGTTAATTTCTCCACCCATATCGCCCATATTCAAAATAAGATACGCATCTGTAAATGACTTTTGCACCTTAATATCTTCACTTTCTTGTTCTATATCATCAAAATCCCTATTTAAACGTTCTGTAATATTAGGCTCTTTTAAGTATTTTATATATTGTTTTCCATCAAAGTTATAATTGTCATACAAAGTGCCTAATAAAAATCGTTTTATTTCATCTAAAGAATTTAATATTATGGGTGCTCCGTTTCGTCTTGTCAAACTTTCAATTTTGTTAGATATTTCGTCAATGATAGAAAATACCGATCTTCCAAAATCTTTGTAAAAGTCCTTTGGTTTTGCTTCTTGAATTTCTTTTAAACGTTTTTCTGTAACTCGCTTTGGTCTTTCAATCTTAAAATCCTGTGGTATATTCCAACCCCTGCCTTTAGCTTTGTAAACTCCCGACATGATTCGATCTATTTCTTTTTGATACAATGATTGATTTCTTGTCATAATAAAAAAAGAGGAATGAAATTTTTTTATTTTCTCATTCCTCTTTTTTGTCACCCCCTTTTTTTTACAATGTTTCACGTGAAACATTTTTATTTATGCGATGGTGCAAGTAAAAAACTCTCTTCCCGAATAATTTTTTGATGGCAGTCCATAGATCTCAATAGGAAAATCTAAGGCTTCCTTACTTTCTTTTGCTAACTCTAACAACTCTAGGTAGCTGTCTTTTAATGTTTCTGATGACGTTGTATAAAGATCATCACCACACACAAAACACATAATACTGTAGTCTTCGTTTTCGGCTGACGGATTGTGTACGCCTAAGATGGCATAATAATCGGGTTTGATGACAAACTTTCCATTTTCGGCGGTTGCAATTTCTTTGTCGATTTTCTTTTCTCCTGCTAGCTTCACCAGTCTAGCACGTTCTCTAAAATTTAATTCCTTGCCCTCTGTTACTTCCGCAATAATAACTTTGTACTTGTTTTCCATAATTTTTTACCTCTTTCTTTTTTGATATTTTTTCCTGCTGCTTTCTTTCTACTCTTTTACAATTTCGCTGTGTTCGATAAAATCTTCGATAGACATTTCTCTGACAACTTCGATTTCATCATCGTAAAGAACCTGCACGACTTTTACATTTTCGTCTGAAAAGTCTTTGATAGCTTTTTTTATTTTTCTTTCAGAAGATTTGCCTAAAAACTGTAAATTTGCTTCTTTTGTCTCGTAAGTTTTCACATTTGTTGTAAGAACTGTGAGAACCGTGTAAATAAGTTTTTTTCTAATCATTTTATATTCACCCCCTTTCTGTATATTATAATATCATAAGTTGCTTTTTTTGTCAATGCAAAACTCTAATATTTTTGCATATCTATATTAAATTTGCAACATACAATTTTCCGTTTGATATAATAAACTCTGCGCCATAAACGATTGCGTCTAATATGTTTTCAACTGTGCCATAATAGTACACTCTATAATATATTTGATAGTCAATTATTACAATATCTCCATTATGCATTTTTTATATATCCTTTCTTTATTTTAATGCTTTTTATCACTTATGCAAGTTGAAATAATCAACTCTAATAAGCATTTAATTAGTTGTGAGTTTTCATGACTTCATAAGTAAGCAATATCCAGCGCGATCTTTCAAAGTCTTTGTATGCTTCTTTTAATTTAAAATACACATAAGGCAACTCGAAACACATATATTCTTTTTTTTCATTAGTATAATCTTTGTTTAATGCCATGCATTTCAGCATTTTTTCTAGTTGGCTGTCAGCATATAAAGATATTTCCCAATCTGATGTGAATACAAAACTACCTAAAATATCCTTTATCTTTTCAAACGCTTCTTGTTTGTCTTTTTCAAATGAATTTATCATAATATATTACCTCGCTTTCTTAAATGGTGAATGTTTACTAACATTTGCTCTTTCGATTATATTTCTAGCTGTCTTTGCACATTCTACACAATCTAAGTACTTCACACATTCGTCAAATGAATGAGTTCCGTATACTTTGTTGATATACTTACCGCCTATATTCGTAAAAGTGATTGTTAATCTTATATCATCTTCATTATTAACCCTTAAATTTTCGATACTAAATCTCACCCAATAATTTGCATAATGAATTAAATTTATAAGCATATTTTTTTACCCCCTTAAAGAAAATAAACATCATCTTCATCAAAACATTGTATATGACCAAACCAAAAAACTATATGCATCTTCTTTTAACTGCATATCTTTTATTCATCCATGCGTCATTGCATGATGCTATTTGTATGTTTTCGTTGT